GGAGAGCTGGTGCGGGTGCACCATCATGTGGTGGTAAACGCGGAGGCTGCCGCACTGCTGGAAGAGCATTGGAAGCATGGCCATGTACATACGGAACATCTGTATCGGCAGGATGATTATACGCCGCTGGCGGCTTATCTGCTGGGACAGGTGCGACACAAGGAAAACCGGAAGAAGTACAGCTGCTCCAGAAACATGGTGCAGCCCAAGGTGGAAGAGATGGTGCTGGCAGAGGACCCCTGCAACGAGATTCGGGTGCAGCCGGGCGCCAAGGTGCTGGATCGGACACCGTACAGAGAGGGAACTGTAAACCAGTATGTGCGCTACAAGCGCAAGCCCAGCACACGGAAGAGAGGCGGAAGCAAATTAGGGGTTACGACCCCTCAGTCAGGCAAGCGTGACAGCTCCCCTTGCGCAGGGGAGCCTTTGGGTGGGGGATCTGAATTTCGTGACGTAACTGCGGAAGGAGGATCTGAAAATGAGTTTCAAAAAATTACGCGGGGTTAATCGGCCTCACAGGGAACAGGGTTTGATCCATTTCACTTGCATCAACTACGACAAACAGCCGAAGGTGGTACAGGAAAAGATTCGCAGACTTTGCCGGGAATGCGGAGGTGAGCATGAAAAGGCGTTGTTTGAACTGATGACCAGAGAAAACGTTTCGGCACAGTGGCTGGCGCAGGCGTACCATGTGGACGATTCGACGCTGTACAGAAGGAGGAAACTGTTTTATGAGCGATGGTAAGGGAACGCAGACGATTTGTCCGACCTGCGGGGCGACATTCCAGAGGCGGGTGAAGGGTCAGACCTACTGCAGCAGGAAATGCTCGGCAAAAGCCAGATACGCGCACAGGCATGAAACGGAAAAAGCCTACGGCGTGTGCCGGGTGTGCGGCAAAAGTCTGAAGGGCTGCAAGGGCCGAAGGAACTACTGCTCCGATGCCTGCAGCGTGATTGGGCTGGAGGCCTTGCGGCGGGAACGGATGGCATACAAGAAACACCGGCATATCTGCCCACAGTGTGGGAAAGAATTCTGGTCCAGAGAGCTGAACCGGAAATACTGCTCGGTGGAATGCAAGCAAAAAGGCATGCAGGCCACCATGAAAGATCAGATCGAAAGAAAAGCCAGCGGCGTGGACCACAGGGGTCAGCGCGTTTTGCTCACGGTGATACGGCCGGTACCGGTGCAAAAGGAATTCGCGCCAAGGCTGGGCGAACTGTACGCAGCAGTGCTGTACAAGGGCATGGGATCGGACGTGATCGTGGTTCCGGGATTTGGAAAATACGGACTGATCCTGCGGCCGGATGAGGTGAAGATCCTGAAGGGATGAGCGGAAAGTCGTTGGACGCCGCACACGCAAACAAGGGAAACTGAACAACCTCTCCTTTTTGGGGGAGGTTGTTGTGGTTGCAGATAACAAGGGGGTGGGCGAATTTACCATGGGGGAAAAGGAGGTGTGCGCGTATGGCGGCAATTCGGAAACCTGGAAGACCGAAGAAATACGAGCCTGCGGGATTTCAGCGGGCGTGTGAGGCTTATTTCAACAGCATTTGCTATAGAAAACCGAAAATGCGGGCGGTGCCAGTCTTTGACGACGAAGGCTTTCCTCTGCTGGATGACTTTGGACATCAGAAAATAAAGTTTGAACAAGTCATCACGGCGGACAAAAAACCGGCGTTTGAAACCGTTTGGATCGAGCCGCCGAGCTTGACGGGGCTTTGCCTGTACCTGGGCATTGATCGGGCCACCTTTTCCCGGTACGGGACCTATGACCCGGAACACCCGGAAGAAAGCGAGAAGTTTTGCAACACGGTCACGCGCGCGCGGGGGCGTGTGGAGGCTTATCTGGAAAGCAGGCTGGAGGACAAAAGTGCGGCAAGAGGCGCGATCTTCAACCTGCAGCAGAATTTCGGGTGGAAGGAACGCAAAGAAGTGGAACTGGGAGCGGGTGCACAGCGGGCTGTGGCATCGGCATCTATGACCATGGAAGAAAAGCTGGCGCTGCTGAAGGAGATCGGTGCGGAGGTGCCGGAGTGAAAGAACGGATTGCCAGAAGGGGAATTGCCCCGCAGGATCGGAACGTTGAGATTGCCACGTCGGGGCTTGACGCCCCTCCTCGCAATGACAGCTTATTTCGGGACCAGAAAAAGCTGGATGCAGCGGTGGAGGTTGCGATCTGGTGGAGGTCCGTGAGGGCGCGGACCGTGCCGACGTTTTTGCCGCTGCTGTTTGACGAGCATCGGCATCTGGTTCTGAAAGGAGGCGGCGGTTCGGGGAAGAGCATCTTTGCCGGACAGAAGATCATTGAACGCTGCGTGTCAGAGCCGGGGCACCGGTTTTTGGTGGTTCGAAAGGTCGCCAAATCCCTGCGGCAATCGTGCTTTCGGCAGCTGGCGGAACAGGCCCGGGAGTATTACCCGGACGAGGTGGACAAAATTCCGCAGGGCCAGAGCGGCGACATGTACATCACGTTCAAAAACGGCTCGGAGATCCTGTTCTCCGGTCTGGATGACGTGGAGAAGCTGAAGTCCATCCGGCGGATCACCGGCGTCTGGATCGAAGAGGCCACAGAGGTTCTGGAAAACGATTTTGACCAGCTGGACATCCGTCTGCGTGACAAATCGAACTACTACCAGCAGATCATCGTGACCTTCAACCCGATCTCCATCACCCACTGGCTGAAAAAGCGGTTCTTTGACCGGAAGGACGAGGATGTGCGGGTGCATGAAAGCACCTATCTGGACAACCCGTATCTGCCGGAGGCGAACCGGAAGGTGCTGGAAAAGTTCAAGGACACAAACCCGTATTTCTACACGGTTTACTGCCTGGGCATGTGGGGCGTTATCGGACGGACGTTCTTCAACGCCAAGCAGCTGCAGAGCCAACTGCAGAAGAAGATCAAGCCTGCAAAGATCGGAAACTTCCGGTTCGACTACGACGGGCTGCAGATCACAAACATCCGGTTTGAAGAGGACAAGGATGGCATCGTGAAGATCTACAGGCTGCCGCAGCCGGGGCGGCCCTACGTCATCGGCGGGGATACTGCCGGTGAGGGATCGGACAGTTTTGTGGGACAGTGCATCGACAATATCACCGGCGTACAGTGCGCCACGCTGAAAAACAGCTACGAGCACGGCATGGACGAGGGCACCTACGCGCACCAGATGTACTGCCTGGGCATGTGGTACAACGAGGCGCTGATGGCCATTGAGACCAACTTCTCCACACATCCGCAGAAGGAACTGGAACGGCTGGGGTACCGGAAATTCTTCGTCCGGGAGCGGGAGGACACCTACACCGGGGCCATTGCCCAGAGCTATGGGTTCCGGACGGATAAGCTGACACGGCCTGTGATCCTGGGCAACCTGCAGGGCATCGTGCGGGAACATGTGGAACTGATTCAGGACGAGGAAACGCTGAACGAAATGCTGACCTTTACCCTGAACGAAGAACGGCAGCTGCGGCCGGAGGCGGAAGCAGGCAGCCATGATGACTGCGTGATGGCCATTGCCATTGCGTTCATCGCCAGAAGTCAGCAGCGGATGACCGTGGAATCCGGCACGGATTACGGCACCGAGGGCTGGACGAAGGACATGTGGGAGGATTACAACCGGGCAAGTCCCGCGGAAAAGAAAATGCTGCTGGAGCATTGGGGTTCGGTGAAAGTATAAAACCGGGCTGACAGGCAGCAATGAAGACGAAACAACCCCCCACCGCCTGCGGCGGAGTCCTCTGGAGAGGGGGCACGAGGGGGCTGCGCAGGAGGTAATTTTGTGAAAAGACAGGATCGAAAAAAACTGGAGCATTGGCAGACGCGGGTGGCGGCGGCAAAGAGCGCGTGGGAAGAGGAACGGTCCAAAATGGACCGGCGGGAGCTGCAGTACAGCGGAGACCGGGAACTGCGAAAGATCATCGACAAGGACTGCGTGCAGGAAACGCAGCATGTCTGGAACATTACCGCGGAAAACATTGAGTCTATCGTTGACAGCAACATTCCCAAGCCCAAGGTCACGCCAAGACGGGAAAAGGATCAGAGACTGGCGCGGATCATTGAGCACATGGTGACCAATGAACTGGATCGGCTGCGCATGGAGGAGATCAATGACCTGCAGGAGCGGACTTGCCCCATTCAGGGCGGAACGCTGTTTCTGGTGGAGTGGGACAATGCCGAGACCGGCGCGGACAGAAAAGGCGAGGTACAGATCTCGGCAATCCATCCAAAAATGCTGATCCCGCAGCCGGGGGTATACAGCGGCATTGAGGACATGGACTATATATGCCTGATGATCCCGGACACCAAGGCCAACGTCAAGCGAACCTACGGCGTGGACGTGAAACACGAAGAAGAAACAGACCCTGCCGTGAAGAGCGTGGATGAAAACGCCAGAAGCGAGGAGGATCTGGTGACTCGGTATGTGGTCTACTACCGAAACGGAGACGGCATCGGGAAATTCCACTATGTGGGCGACACGATTTTGGAAGATCTGGACGATTATCAGGCCAGACGGATGCGCCGGTGCGCCCGGTGCGGGGCACTGGAAAACACGGAAAACCTGATTTTGGACAGACCAACCACAGACGGCAGTTTCCCGGAGGACGGAAAACCGGAGGGCAAGGCACAGAAGGGCGTGTGCGCTTACTGCGGCTCAGACAAATGGGAGGACAGCAGCGAAGAATATTTCGACATCATGGCACCGGTGGAGATCAACGGGGAGACCGTAGGCGGCTATGAAGCGAAGCTGGACGAATACGGCAATGCAGTGGCCGTAGCCAAGGAGCGGGTGCCTTATTACAACCCGAAGATCTATCCGGTGGTTCTGCAGAGAAACGTGAGCGTGTTCGGCAAACTGCTGGGAGACAGCGACGTGGACAAAATCGAGGACCAGCAGAACACCGTGAACCGCATGGAGCAGAAAATCGCTCACCGGCTGCTGATGTCCGGAACAAGAGCCAGCCTGCCGCCGGACAGCAAAATCACCGTGACACCGGAAGAGGGCAAGGAATGGCGGCTGGAGAGCATTGACCACAAGAATTATCTGGGGACCTATGATTTTTCCGGGGACATTTCGCAGTTGATGATCTACATGAATCAGGTCTATCAGGAAAGCCGAAACATTCTGGGTATCACGGACAGCTATCAGGGCCGAGCCGACACCACGGCAACCTCCGGAAAGGCCAAAGAATTCAGCGCCCAGCAGTCGGCCGGACGCATGGAAAGTAAGCGGGTTATGAAAAACGCCGCCTACGCCAAACTGTTTGAAATGATCTTCAAACTGAAACTGGCCTACTGCGACGAGCCGCGGCCGGTCTATTACCGGGATCAGGAGGGCGTGGAAAAGTACGAGGAGTTCAACAAACTGGACTTTTTGGAGCGGGACGCCAACGGCGAATGGCGGTGGAACACCGACTTTTTGTTCTCTGTGGATGACACCGGCGGGCTGGCCGGGAACCGAGGCGCCATGTGGCGGGAGATCACGGCGCAGCTGCAGGCAGGCGCCATGGGAGATCCCAGCAGCATAGATACCCTGATCGACTACTGGACCATCATGGAAGAGCTGCACTACCCGGCGGCGGGGAAGATGCGGCAGAGACTTGCACAACGGAGAAAAGACATGGTTCAGACACAGGTGAACGCAGCTTCGGCTACGGTGCCGGGGAATGGGGCGCCTGTGGGAATATAAGTGCCATCACGGCGGCCAAGGGACTGCCGTCATACGGAAAAATAAAGCTCGGTGCGGAATGAAACGCACCGGGCTTTTTGCTTGCGAGATTGCAGATAACGAAGGGGTAAGGCGTGAAAAAATGAAGGCAGAACGTGACCGAAGGAGGTGGAACGGCATGGGTAACGGTTACAACGGCAAGCACAGCAACAAGGGCGGTCAGGTGGTAAAGGCCCCCAACAGCGCGGGCGGCGGCACCACCAAGGGCACCGTGGTCCACAGAGGCAATGATCTGCGGACGGGGAAGAAGAAGTAACGCTTCAAGAGCCAGAGAAACAGATTGCCAGAAAGTGAATTGCACCGCTGTTTGGAGGATTGAGATTGCCACGTCGGCGGCATAAGGCCGCCTCCTCGCAATGACAGACGGGGAACTACCCACGGGTGAGGGGAAGATCCCGAAACAGGAGGTACTGAAACATGGATATCCACGACGTGAATCCCTGGGAGGCTTTGGGCCTGCAGGAGCCGGAAACGGCACAGGAGCCTGAAGCACCCGAAAGCGAACAAGAGCCGGAGGCCGCTGAACCGGCAGGATCAGGCGAACAAGATCCGGAAGTCGCCGCACCGGACACGGATGACGATATGGACGATGGCCAGGAGCAGGATCCGGAACAGGAACCGGAGAAAAAGCCCCTGACCAAGGAAGAGCGGGCAGCCAACGCCAAGCGCAGACGGCAGCAGGAGATCGATGACGCGGTTTCCAAGGCTGT